GCAGGGAATTCAATGGCCGCAGCGTTGGTGGCGTTGGTGGGGTTTGTGCCGGAGATCGTGATCGTGCCAGTGGCCGTGCGTGCGTAGCCATTGCCAGTCACCTCAGTGCCGCCGCCAGTGTCAGAAGGCGCTGCCGTGAACAGGCCCACATACCAAGCTGTTGGGCGTGTGGCGCTGCCGTTGGTCAACAGCCAAGTCAGCACCAGGCTCTCTGTGTAATCGGTAAAAGATGACATATCCAGTCCTTATCCAAAAGTCTTTGCTCGGGTGAGCAGCACGCCGCCAGATGTCGAGGCACGGTCATCGGCTGTGCGCAGGTCATTCAATGCACGCTCGTACAGCGTTGCCCATGTCTGAATTCTCGCATCGTCTTGCAGATATGGAGAAGCCTGGAGGAGCGATCCATACAAGTAAATGTCAGGGCTGGAGGTCAACAACCAGTTTGTGGCCACAGTGCTTGACAACTTTGTCAACTTCGCAAAATAGATCAACTCTGCCGTGTAAGTCGAGTCAGGGGTTGGGGCAATTCTGAACTGATTGCCCACCACGCTGAAGAATCTAGGCTTCCCGCTGGCTGTGTATTGGGACCGCACAGAATCCATGTCATCGATGGACAGAAACTCCAGAGGCGTCAATGGGTTGGTGCTGGTCAGCTTCAGCGACTTGGTTTCCAAGAAGTCGGCAGGCACAGCGCCATACTCAGTGTCAAAAGACGCATTGGCACGCACGATCATTTGACGGGTGCGCAGCGTGCGCTCAATCTGGGCCTCGGCCAGCGAGATAAAGTCAGGCACCACACTGGTCAGATCCGACCTGTTCAGCCAGTCGCCAATGGAGGTCTTCAGTTCAGTGTAGGTGCTTAATGACATTACTTGGCCTCTTTTTCCATTTCCTCTTTCACCGCCCAGGTGTGAGGATGCCCAAATTCAAAAGTGCCGATGTGTCCGATTTCGTGAGATACATCATGGTCGATATAGACCTTGTACCCGAGTTCTTGGGCTTTCTTGCAGAAGAAAACATCCTCGCCCATGTAGCCCCTGGTGGTCTGCCAAGGCATATCAAACCATGGCTCCGACATCCCCTCAAACACCTCGCGCTTGATCAGCATTATGCCAGTGCCAATGCTTCCCACCTCTTCCAATCCAGTGGACTCGGGCATGGTGTATACGGGGATGCGCTTGCCGTTCTCGTCATAGTTCTGGGCTGTTGGGCCAGTGGGCATTCTGCGCCGTGCGCAGTTGGCCGCCACGATGTGCTTGTCGTGCTTGAGCAGCCGCTGCACCATGTCCTGTGGAAAGGTCATATCGCTGTCAATGAACAAGATGTGCGTGCACCCCTCGCGCATGGCATCCAGGCAGAGATCTGCTCTCTGGTTTTGGATGATGGTGCCCTGCATCAACTTCAGACTGATGGCGTCCTCGGTGTTGAGCGTGTGGTACGCCACCATGTTGACCATGCAGTAGCAATAGTTGGTGTGAACTTGGTCACGGGCTGGGGTGCAAACAGCAATGTAGTTGCTCATACTTTTCCTGGTCGAGTCCTGAAGAATTGGTTTTCGGAGTCGTTCAACCAGCGTTTCATGTATGCCTGATCATCAATCTTGCCCTCGGCCTTCATCTTGTAATACAAGGCTTCTGGGATGCTTGCGACCAAGTGCCATTCACCCGTCCAGTTGGCTTTCTCGTCAACTGCATTGTAGATGGCTTTGTTGGCTTCAATCACAGCAGTAACGTCTTGCTGTGTCTCAATCGTCACATCACCTGTCTCGGCATTCTCATGCCAAAAACGTGTGATGCCTTGCTGTTCATTGCGATCAAATAGTCTTTTGTGGATCATGTAAAAAAGGGCCAAGTTTCCTTGGCCCTTTCCGTTTTTTTCAGATCAAGAAGTGATCAGGTCAGCGGCCAGGCCGTGGGCGTTTTCAGCCAAAACCTTGTGGCCCCATTCCACGATCAGCATGCGCTTCTCGGCGTCACCTGTCTTGGCCAATTCGACTTGCTGGTAAGGACGCAGCACGGTCATCTTGGCGTAGTCAGGATCGATCACCCAGGCGTCACGCTCACGCTGGAAACGGTTGGCGATGACTTGCACGTTGCCGAAATCGGACACGTAGATGTCAACAGCGCCGACCAATGTCGCAGGCTTTGCGCCACCATCGATGTTGAAACGGCTGGATGCGATGCCAGAGAAGCCAGACACGCGCTGCTTGTTCACAGGGCCGCACATCAGGATCTTTGGAGTGCCACCGGCTGTCCACACCTTCTGGATGACGTTCTTGAGGATCGTCTCGGTGAAGGTACGCACGTTGCCATCGGTACGGGCGCTGGTTGGCAGCGTTGTGTACGATGGGTCAGCACCGTTGGTCTGCTTGTCGGTGTTTGTCTTCACAAACGCGCCGAGCGAGGCAGTTGCACGGGCCGTGGTGGTGTCGCCAGCGTTGGCCACGGCACCATTCAACATCGAGAACTCTTGGTCACGCTTGATCTCAGCGCCACGCTTGGCGATCTGATAAGCCAGTTCCGAACGGCGACCAGCCTTGTTAACCACTTCTTCAGTGGCCGACAAGATGATTGTCTTGCGGCTGATCTGTGCGTAGTTTTGCAGACGCACAGTAGGCACGACAGCATCAAAGCTGCTGACATCATCGCCTTCCAACTGTGCGTTTGCAGCAGCGGATGCTAGGGTGTCGGTTTGCCACTCGTACAAGCTGTTGGACACGTTTTCACGGCCAATGTTGCTCATGTAAGGGGTTTCTTCGGGTGCAATGTTTGTGATCACATTGGACAGGTCTTCACGGATACCCTTGGCAGAGTACGTGGTGAACGTATTGGAAACGATTGCCATTTTGATTACCTCAGTAAAAGTTCAATTGCAGAGGCCGCATCATCGACACGGCCAGTTTTTGCAAGACGCTGCTTTGCGCGGGTACTCTCTGTTGTTGTCGAAACCCGACCCGCTGCACCAGGCTTGGCAGGTCGTGGGCCATTGTTCACTACAGGCTTGATGCCCTGGCGCTTGCTCACCATCTGGTCGTACATCGCTGCTTTACGCAGCAACAACACCAGCCGGTGGTCATAGACGCTCTTCAGGTCTTCATCGGAAAAGCCCACCGACTTGGCAGACTCCAACACCAGCGCCTTTTCGGCCTTCGCCTTCTTTGGATCTCTCCACTCGGGCAAAGCTGCCAGCAGTGCATCTTTCTGGCTCTCCAGATGCTCCTCCATGGCACGCTGCTGCTCTTGCTGGCTCAACTGGGCAAGGCGCTGCTGTTCGGCCTGAATAGCGTATGCCTTTTCCTGTCGGTCCCGCAAGACTTCCTTTTGCCGCACCCACTCGATTGGGTCTTCGTTGTAAAGACGGTCCAAATCGACTTGCGGCTCTGTCGCCTGAAGCTGTGCTTGCAATGCTCCCAACAACTGAGCGTACTGCTGACGCTCGGCCCGGACTGCTTGCGTTTCTTGCTCGACTTGCTTGCGCACCTCGGCAATCTGCTGCGTTTTCCGGGTGTAGTCCTGGGTGCGCGAGTAGCCCTTTTGGAGTTCTTCCAGCGTCACAGTGACTTCCTTGCCATCTACCTTGACGGTGAAAGTCTGTGCCTGTTCTTGCTCCTCGGGCTGCTCACTCTCCTCGGACTGTTCCTCTGTGGATTCTTCCTCTGGCGCGTCTTCCACACCAGACTCATCCTCCTCAGAGGCCGCTGCCTCGGTGTCCTCTTCGGACTCCTCGGCTGGCTGCGTCTCTTCGACTTGCGCTTGTCCCTCTTCGGGGGCCAACATCTCCGAGATAGCACTGGCCGCATCGGCCATATTCATTGCTTGTGTTTCTGCCATAGTCTCAAATCAGTTTTTGTGAACGGTCAATGGACTTCTGTGCAATCTTGCCATTGTCCATGATCTTGATCAACTCTTGCCGCAGTCCATCGATGGCTTGCAACATACACCACGCCGTTTCACGTTTTTGCGACTCTTCGGGTTTCGAGGATCGAAATGCCCAAAGCTGGTCGTTTTCTAATTTCGCAATTGCAAGGTTGAGGGTTTCGTCCTCAAGCACCTGCTGGGCCTTGCGGCCCTTGCGCACCTGGTCTTCGTTTGTACTCACTGTGCCATTCCATTAAGGTTGATGGGTGACGCCATCGGTGCTGCTGGTGGCGGCTGCTGCACAAACTGTGCTGCCTGCTGCTGGGCCAGTAGCGCCTGCTGGCGAATCGCTTCACGATCAATGTTTTGCGCAGCGTCAATTTCCGCTGTGCTGATCTGTGAGTTGTACTTTAACTCAATTTCGTACTTCTTGAGATAGAGATCTTGCGCCATCTGGTCGCGCTTCAAATCGTCATCCATGATCATCTGCTGGCGCTGGAGTTCCAGTTCTGCCGCCTTCTTCTGGATGTCGGCCTTAATGCTCTCGGCCTGCACTTGCGCCAGGATTTCCTCTGGCGTTGGCTTGGGCGCTGGAGGCGCTGGGGCGTCACCAGCGGGTTTTGTGGGCCAAGCTGCTGCAAGATCTGCTCTTGCTTGGCCATAATCATCATCAAGGCTTGCAGGCGCTCGTTGGTGTCGCCATTGCCCAGTGCAATGTTGATGTTGGCGTCCATGCCAGCATCCCACGCCCGTGGGTCAATCTGTACCCACTCGTTGCGCATCCGCACCATGCGTGCCTTGTCTTGGTGTGTGGTCACCAAGAACAGGATGCCCTTGAACAGCTTTTTCATGCCCTCGGCCAAGATGCGTGCTGTCAACTCGATCCGGCCCTGGCTGGCTGAAATGGTGGCGTTCACCGCCGCCTTGGTGCTGGACTGCAAGGCATCGGCATTCAGGCCCATGGCCGCCTTGCTCATGCCTGTGCGATCTTCCTTGATCTGGTCCATGTACTCCATCATCGGGAATGCAGCCTGGCCGACAAATGGGGTTGTCAGAGGCTGGACCATGCCAGGCGCACGCATACGAATGATGGCCCCTGTCTCGTTGTTCAGCACATCGTCAATGTTGACCTGGCCCTCCACCACCGCCGTGCGAGGGTGAATGCTCTGCGCCAAGCTGTCGAGCGTGTTGCGCAGGATCTCTGACTTGATCTCTTGCAGGTCGCGGGTGATGTCAAAAATGGACATCGCCTCCAGTGGCGAGGTGTGCGGCTCGGGGTCGCATGGGAAGTCGGCAAAGGGGATGTAAGACGCAGGCAAATTGCGCACCACCTTGTAGCCAGCACCCATGCAGCAGACCTTGCGCAACTCGGCAATGCCATCACCGTCATAGTCCACGCGCGAATACGCCTCGACATACAGAACCCTGCGCATCATCGGGTTGGCGGCGTCATTCGTGCCAAACGTGGTGGACAGCGGCTGGCGTGCCAGGTATTCATCGTTACTGTCCAGATCTGTCGTGGACAGGTTTTCTTCGATCTCATCCTGGTCATAGCCCATGGCGATCAGGTCAGCCATGGTGGCCATCTGCCGATGCGCAATGATCGTGGCATCGTCAAAAGACCGTGCGCGTCTGTCGAGCAGCAACTCTTCGGGCGGCACGGCCATGATCTTGATGCGGCCATCCTTGGTGATGCGCTTGACCTGCACATCGTGCAGCATGGGCGCAGGCATGACCATAGGCTGGCCTGTCATCGGGTCCACCGTGGCCATCTGCATCTCGTCCACGTTGGGGTCAGGGTATGACACCACGATCTGGACTTCAGCGCCAGGCTCTTGCATCAGCATTTGCAGCGTCTGCTCGTCCAGCCCCGTGTATTCTTCAATGCGCACGCGCTCTTCGTCTTCCCACCAAAACTTCGCAATGCCGCACTTGCGCACCAGCGCATCCTTGAAAATTGCGTAAGTGGTCAAGAAACCAGCGTTGTCGTTCTGGAAAATGTAGTTGGCGTAATCTGTGGCCTGCTGCGCCATCTTGACGTCTTCAGGGCCGCGAGGTGTGAACTCGACCACATTCTCGGAATTGAAGAAAACCCGCATCAGGCTGGGCAGCATGGCGCTCACCGTGTCGCGCACCTCCATGGCCACCACCTTGGAGTTGCCCTCGACCTCGTTGCCAAACAGGTCGCCACGGTAGTATTCAGTCCCCTTGGCGCGTGTTGGTGACAGGTCGCTGTCCACATAGCTGACCGCATCCACCAGGTCTTGCGAGATGATGCTCTCAAGTTCCGCATCGTCCATGGGCTTGGCGGCCACGATGTCGGTGTTGATGGTGTTGGTGATGTCTTGCTCGTTCATGACTGTGCCTTTGTCAAAATGACATACATGGAATCCACCGCCCGTGGTGTGCGCAGGATTTCCTCTTGCGGCAATTTTAGTGCTTGACCGACCTCAGAAAGCCTCATCTCCAAGTGGGTCATCTCAAATCTATCCGGCCAGCCTAAGTACCAGTGCCAATCGGTGTAATACAGCCAAGATTTCTCATTGAAGGCACGCACATGGGTGGGGTCTTGCCATGCGCCATAACTGAGGTCATACGGCACATGAATATGCATCTGGCCACCTACCTTGAGCAGTTCTTTGCAGTTGGTCATGGCCGTGACCAGATCTGGGATGTGTTCTAGCACATCGTTGGCCAGGATGGTTTCAAACATCCCTGGCTTAATTTCCAACTCGCCAAGCCTAGTGCGGATGGTCGATCCCCATGGCATTTTGGTGATGTCCAGCAGCCAATCTGGGTCTTTGCTGGCCTGAATGTCTGCATTCAGACAGTCCTCACGCCAGTCCTTGCCGGATCCCAAGTTAAGCGTCAAACCAGGCTTTGGCATATTCGGGTCTGTGGGTTAGCAGCCATGGCAGCGCCTGGTCGTGCAGTTTCTTGGCGTCATACCCGATGGTGTGGCTGCCGATGTGGTGCACATAGCTGGCACTCACAAAATGGCTGTACCCGCGCTGGCGCAGGTCCAAACAATGGACGTCATCCGAATACCAGTTCAGTGGAGGAAACCCCTCGCCAAACGCTTCCTTGTTGATCCACGCCAAGATAGGGCTAACCTCCTCGACCATCTTGATGTGGGCCTCGGACGGGAACTTGTAAAAGTGCAGCCTCTCGGGCTGCTCGGTGATCCGCACGTTTTGGCATGGCCTGGCTGCATCACTCCTTGACGCCACCCAGCCAGCACGCACGCTGTGCATGGTGTTGATGATGGCCACATCCTCGAGCAGCACCTTGATGCTATCAGGCGTCAGCACGATGTCATCGTTGGCCACGATCACCTGGTCGTAGTCTTGCAGCGCCCTCTTGATGATGTAGTTGTAGTCATCGCCAAAATTGCTGGGCTGGCCAAAGATCTTCAGAGTCGCGTCAAACTTCTCGATGACCGACTCAGGACCATGCAGGTAGACAGGATGCTCTGGTGCGTACTGCCGAATTGACTCCAGCAGCACGCCCAGACCCTTGCCATGCACAGTCGCAATGCAGATGGGGATCATTTCTTCGCCTTGTTTCTCGCAGAGATCGCAGCCGACTTGGCTTTGGCGTCAGCCTTGCTGGATGCGCCCCAAGCCTTGAGTGACAGCAGCAGCCGTGTTGGCTCACCGCCTTTGTACTCAGGCCCAGGCATATTGCCCATGCGTGCCAAGAAGCTGGCACGCCGTGGATTGTCGCCAGATTTCACTGGCGCTTTGAGATCCATGCCCTCGGCCTTGGCACTGGCCCTGCCCTTGGCATTGAGGCCACCGCTTGGGCTTTTGCCCTCCTTGCGCTGCCAGGCTGGCGTCTTCATTTCTTGGCCTTCACTGGCTTGGCCGTTTTAGCCGCTGCCTTAAAAGCAGCAGCCGTTGGCGCACCCTTGCTTCCAGGCTTGCGCATTTTTTCCTTAGAGCCTCCCTCAATTCGCTCACGTTTTGCATGAATGTTCGCATACAGACCTTTCATGATTCGTCCTCTTCATACTCGCCTTCTTCCTCTTCGCCTTCCTGCTCACCCGTGTTGGGGCCACCCACCACCCACGCATCGCAGGTGCGGCTGGCTGCGCACTTGAAGTCAAAGATCTCGCAATAACCCAGGTCGGCCAACTCAATGGTGCCCCATGGGTCGGCCTCCATGCCGATGCCCTCGGCAATGCACTGCTTGATCTTGTCCGACACATTGAATGCCGCGCAGTTGCCGCACAGGCTTTGCTTGGCGTCATCGGTGGACACATCCCACTGGTCAGCCTTCTTGGCCCAAAACGCGCTGTTGGGCAGCTTGGGATTCTCGGGACCGTAGGCCGCGCTGGTGATGGCCTTGGCCCGGTTTTTCAGGTTCAGCGTGATGTCTTGGGTCGGCATGGGGCAGGCTTGGCCCTCGTCCATGTCCTCGCCCTCGTCCTTGTCCATGACTTGGCTCATGGTGCGCTGCATTGTGGCCATTACTTCTTGCTCCGGTTGGTTGCTGTGCGCTGGCCGCGCATGGGCATCTTGGCTTCACTCATCGCAATGGCAATGGCCTGCTTGGGGTTTTTCACCACCTTGCCGGTGCCGCCGCTGTGTAGCTTGCCAGCCTTGAACTCGCCCATCACCTTGCCCACCTTTTTTTCAGCTTTGCTCATTGGCATAAAAATTCTCCAGTTGATGAATTTGCAGATTATGCGACTCTGGACAAGTTTCGGCGCAGCGGCTGGCTCCACTTGCTGCTGGCCGCTGACCCGTACATCCCAGCAATCGCATCACTTGCAAAGGTCAAGACAAACGCATCAGCCTTGTCAGGGCTGGGCAGGCCGCGCTTTCTGATCTCGTCCTTGCCCTCGATCTGGATCTTGCCGTTGCTGGTGAAGCTGTAGCGCACCGTGGCCAATTCGCTGATCAGCACCTCGTCCTTGGCCAGCTTGCAGTCTCTGGCCTCCAGCCACGCCTTTGCCCGGTACCACAGTTCAGCCTTCAGATTCCTGTACGTCCCGCCCATGGCAGGGCTTTCGGACACGTTGATGCCCCGCGCTGGCAGGCCGAGTTCACGCAGCCGGTCCACCACGCCAGCGCCCAGGCCGATGCTGTCCACCAGAATCTCCTTGGGCTGCTGGCTGGGCGGCAGCACGTTGTATTCGGCCACCACCGCACCCGTCAGTTGCATCAGGTCCAAATTCTTCCAAGTCCGAATGCTCTCTGTCATCACGTTGCCTTGGCGCTTACACAGGGCTGACCTGTCACTGCCAAACCGCGCAACGTCCAGCCCCCAGATCATGGGTGCCGACATGCTGGCCGCAACATCTCGGTGCAGCGCACTTTCCAGCAGGTCCATGGCGATCACCGTATCGTCATCACCCTTGGGGAACTCCCCGATGACGCGAATGCGATACACGTTGCTGTCCTCACCATACCGCTGCGCCATCTCCTTGACATATTCCTCCGACACCCGCGGTGAGTCAGTGCACGCCACCTGGAAGGTGGTCCACTCACCAGACAGCCGGGTGTGTGTGTCGTAGAAAAAGCCGCTTGAGCGCACCGGGTTGCCCAGCAGCAGCGTCACAGCGTTGTGGCCCGACATCGAGCCAGCCGCCGCCTCGAACACCTGCTCGGGCACGCCGCTGGCCTCATCGGCCACCAGCATCACGTACTCGGAGTGAATCCCCTGCAAGGCTTCCGGCTGCTCGGCCCTGCTGGTCCTGGCCGATATAAACATCTCAGTGGGCGCAGCGTTGAACTCGATGCGCTCTTGCTTGACGGTCAGCAAGCCTTGGAGTGGGGCAGGCATCGCATTGATCCACCGCTTGAGTTCCGCGAACATCGCGTCATAAAGCTGGCTGCTGGTCGGCGCTGTCACCACCACCTTGACCGGGCTGCGGGTCATGAAGTACCACAGCATGGCCCAGCTTGACGCTGTTGATTTCCCCACCCCGTGGCCAGATCTCACTGAAATCTTCCTGTCCCCACGGGCGATGGCCCCCAGGAACTTGATCTGCCAGGGGTCAGGGTCCACACCCAGCACCTCGCGCACAAACAGCACCGGGTCAGGGTGATACCTGTCCACCCACTGCTGGAACACATTTTCTGTTTTTGCCATAGGCGTCAATTATGCGGCCAGTTGGTTGTGGCCAACAATCTTTGCCATCTCCCGCACCCTGTCCCTGGTCATGGCCATGTTGAACACGCTGTTCATCCTGAACATCCTGTTCTTCTTGGCCTCGTACCTGGCCCGGATGGCCCTGATGTCAGACTTGGGTTTGGCCTTGTCAGGCTTATCCCCCAGGGCAAACACTGGCCGTGGGTAGC